TTTAGTAAATATCAACTATATAACTCAATACATAAAGTTACGTTATGCTTGAAACTTTTTAACTACCTCATGTATAATAATAAAAAGTATAATTATGATGGTAATTTATCAAGGTAATACCTTTGCTGATGTTTATGAAGAGATTTTACATGATCTTATGAAAAATCCTGAATATGTTACGCAGCCTAGGGACATGAAAATTTATGAAATGTGCGATGTTGCATTAGTTGTAGACAATCCACTATCTTGTCTCTATATTAATCCAACTCGATCATCTCAATTAAAATACATTGCAGCTGAGTTTTTATGGTATTTTATGGGTAGAAATGATGTTGAATTTATCTCAAATTATGCTAAGTTTTGGGAATCCATTCAAAATGATAATGGGACTGTTAATTCATCATATGGACATCTTCTTTTTAATAATAAAAATGAGCATGGGTTTACCCAATATCGTTGGGCATTAGAGTCTTTGGCACAAGATAAAGATTCAAGACAAGCTGTCCTACACTTTAATTTACCTACTCATCAGAGATCAGGAAATAAAGATTTTGTTTGTACTATGTATGGAATATTCCAAATTAGAGACAATAAACTTAATTTTACCATAAACATGAGAAGCAATGATGTTATCTTAGGGTTACCTACAGATTTTGCATTTTTTGTGATCCTGCAATCTCAAATGCTTTCGCACCTTCGTAAACATGCAGGATATCCTGATTTACAAATGGGAACATATACTCACATTGCAAACTCTTCGCACGTTTATGAAAGACACTTTGATATTGTCAATAAAATGATAACTTCAAAATTTCAATCAATTAATATTCCAGAAGTTTCATTAGATCTTATTGATATTACTGGAGAACCTACACCCGAATTTAAGTCTCTATTTGAAAATTTCAATACTCCAATTGATTTAAAAGATGATTTATATAATTGGATAATAACCAATGTTAACTTATGAAAAAATTTATAAACAGCTCAATAAAAATAATTATTACGTTAATAATTATTTCTGCACTATGTAATAGTTTATACTCTTGGAATCAGCTAGACCGTATATTCGGACCAAAAATAACATATACACAATGGGTTGCAATAATATGCATTGTACAGACAATTTTCCCTTCTAGCCAATTAATAAACTCTAACTTAAAAAAGAATGACGAACAAGGATCTTAAATATCATCTTACTTATTTAAAGATGGCTACTCAATGGTCTAGTCTTTCATGTTGTAACCGCAAAAAAGTAGGAGCGCTAATTGTAAAAGACAGTACAATAATCTCTGATGGATTTAATGGAACACCTAAGGGTTTTCCTAATGATTGTGAGGATGCAAACGGAGATACCCATTGGTATGTATTACATGCTGAGGCAAACGCAATGTTAAAAGTCGCTCGATCTACTCAAAGTACTGAAGGTGCAACGTTATATGTTACCTATTCTCCATGTAAAGATTGTTCCAAGATGATTATTCAAGCAGGAATAAAATTAGTCATATATAAAGAAGAATATCGAGATCTTTCTGGAATCAAGATATTGCGTGAGGCCGGAATTGACGTAGTAAAATTAGAAATACCATGAAAGAAAAATCGATAAACATAATATTCGTTAAAGACTATAAAAGCTTTATTTCTGCATTTGAACGTAAAAATAAGGGCGATTATATTTTAAATGTAAGTAAGCTAATAAAAGATAAATTCAATACTAAGTTTATCGTTCCTAATAAAGTACAGTCTTTTTTATTAAACTATGAGATTAAAAAACTCCTAGATAAAGCAATAACTGTTAAAAATGAAAAGTATTCAAGGATAATTTATTTAAACTCGAATCTTTCTCTTACTTCTATTTTAAATACAATTGATTTTATAGCTAATGAATATGAAAATTTTAAATTTAATTATTCACTAGTTAATTCAAATGATTTAGAGATAGAATTAGATAGGGTACCTACTGAAATTAAAATACAAAACACAAAAAAAGAGCTTCAAAATTGAAGCTCTTTTTATTTAAAGTAAATTATTTTAGTTATTCAAAACTTCTTAATCGAGATTCTGCATCGCCTAATTCTGTATCGTCTTCTGGATACATTCCATAGTCTCTATATTCTTCTTCATCTTCAGTTGAAAAATATGGATCTTCTAATTCTACATCGTCTTCTGGATACATTCCATAGTCTCTATATTCGTCGTCTTCATATTCTTCTTCCTCAGTATATCCTTCTTCATTATATTGGTCTTCATACTCATCCATCTCATTAATGAATTTACTAAAAGAAATATATGTTTTTCCTTCTTTGACTGGTTCAATCTCAACTACTGGAATTCCAGTAATCGTGTTGTCATAAGTAAACGGCTTCTTTTTTTCTTGTTTATATACTAAGTCATTAGTCATTGCTTTATAAGTAGGATCATATACCGGGTGAGAAAAAGAAGGGTCTCTTTCAACGGTTCTTCTATAGCCATCTAATTTAGGACTTTTATCAATTCTACTTCCTCTAGCATCCTTTAACTCAATAGCAGACTGTGGCCCACCGAATCCAGGTTTTTTAAGATCCATATAGTTATCAAAGTTTAAGATATCTCGACGATGTGTATCAAACATTTCCATGCTTTAAATTATTATTTTTTAAACGTCAATTTGTTTTACTCTCTTCTCAATCCAGTAGTCAGCTCGGTACTTCATAGTTACTTCATAAACATCATTACTTACGTAATCTAGAGCAATAGCATTTATTGGACCTGCTGGAATTACAGAAGGGAATTTCCATTCTCTAAATATCTTACCTGCCTTATCTGTAATGTGACAAGAAATCTCACCAACATAGTCTCTTTTTAGACCTTGACTACCATCTGCTGGGTTATAAACAATATCATTCCATGCTCTAAGTATATTATATACGTATGCATCATTTTCTTTGTTTAAGTTGACAGTAAACGTTATTTCAAGATCAGTATACGTCTTATCTGGTTTTGCCCCAGCATAAGATCTAGTAGCAAACTTATACGTTTGTTCAACTAGCGTTCCACTTGCATTTAATTCAGGAAGACCTGAAATCTTTTTAACGTGTTCAACCAATAACGTAGAGTTTGCATTACCTGCAACTGCCGCTGCTGGTGTAATAGTTACTTCAAATTGGTTTTGAAAAATAGGTTCAAAGAAATCGGTTGCAGCCTTTGAGTTTTTCCAATATGGTAAACCTGCCATAATATATCGATTATTTTAGTTATTTATTTTTGTAGTTTGTGATATTATCACCTGAGTCATTTGGTTTTTCCAAATCCTCTCCTTCTTCAGGTTCTTCAATTTCGCTTTTTGGAGCTTCGTCTATATTAAACAAGTTATCAAAATCAATTGTTGATCTAATAGATACTTGAGTTGATCTATTTGAATAGTTATCTATTTTTACACGATCCCCTTTAAATTCTAGGATTAGTGATGGAATAATCGTTCTAAAGATTAATTCATTTGCATTATCAATGTGGTCATATACGAGTATCTCAGAGATTTTAGGTTCAGATTTATTATCAACTACTAAAATGTCATCACCTCCTCTAACAACCAATTTAAAATTATCCCAACTATTAATTGCCTTTCCATCTAACGTATTTACCATTCCAGTAGAAAGTTTTAGTGTTACATTAGGTGCACCTGAATCAAGTCCACTAGTTGATACTTCTCTTAATACTACATTATCTGCAGTTAACACCACATCATATTTAGTCCCTTTAAAATACTTATCATTTATTACTCTGATCTGTTCTGATGTAAGATTAGTAGTATAGACAACTTCATTTATTGTAGATTCTGATGTAGCTGGGGCAGGTAATCTTTTTTGAGGTTCAGGTAAACCTTTTGCAGGTTCAGGTAGCCCTTTTACAGGTTCAGGCAAGAGATCTTGACCTTGACCTAATAGCTTTTGTTCTTTAGGTTCAGGTAGACCAAGAGGTTCCGTATCTCCTGTTACAGGCAAAGGTACCTCTTCTTGTGCAGTTGTTATTTCCCCATTCATTTCTCTAGCATAATCGCTATTGATTAGTCTCTTTATGGCTTCGCTAGCCAATTCGAATTTTCTCTTAAGTAAGTTAACTTCACTTAATATAACATAAGTGAGGGTCGCGTGACCCTCATCAAATTGCATGTCTGGAAATACATCGACTTGCTTCAGCCAGCCATATATATCGTCTTGATTTATTGCAGCTCTACCGTCTATTATTGACCATGTAAGTCTATAATTTAAGATCGCTTGAAAAATGAATCCGCCGTCTTTTAAACTTGATTCATCAGAGTATGCTTCAAATACTTTTTCCATTAGTTGTCTTGACTGTCTCTAGTACGTTTGTAGTTCTTCCAAAGTTCATTATAAATGTTACAAGAGGCACCTAAAAAGTTAATAATTCCTACGAATTTTTTCTTTTCTTCTCCCTCCATATTTGCAACTTTACGACCAATCTTCTTAGCGTCGTTTACTGTAAGCTCTTCGTCTTCGTCTTTACCAACTAGCTTTTTAAGATCACCTTTCTTTTC